AGCTAGTGTACCCTTCAACTTTATGCTTTACTACAGTACCCGCTTTTTTTCCTTGTGGGGTTGAGTTTGTCTGAACGCGCCAAGTCAAATCACCGCTTTCAGGGTCATAGTTAAACAACGCTTTCGCTAACAGATAATCAATCATGTATCCACCTCATTTTAAAAGTGGATACATATTAACCTTAGTCAAGGGTTACGTCAAGATCGTTGGCTGGGAGCCTAAGCACGTCCCCTGTGTCAATCGCCTTGCTTGTTGTCAGCGCTGCGTAAGCAATCAAGTTACCTGCTGATGACGCATCAAACACACCAACATGCGTAACTGTGCCATACGAGGCAGTCGCAGTCGGAAACTCAATCGCAGCCGTGTTTGTCGCGGTATTGCCTGATACGCTGAACGTAACGCTCTGACGTGCGTAGGCTGTGCCAGATGTGCTAACTTCAGTGCCTGACGCATCTTCATCAGGATTGCTTGTAAACAGCGCGACATAAAATGAACTTGGGCGAGTAACGGCATCGCCAGTAAAAAGCCACGTCAAAACGCGTGTTTCGAATAGATTGGATAGCGACATAATTTATCTCCTAATAAGCGCGAATACGCATTCTTCTTCCTGATCCGCCGAATTTGCTACTTTCGCTATCGGCGTTAATGCTATCAAGCGCACTTTGATAAAGTGCTGCAAAGCCTTGAACCCTTGCATCGTCTTTAAGATAAAAGGTTGAATGCACTAGCGCACCATATAAATACGCGTCAGGAAAATACTCCAAAACCCAATTTGACGTATTACTGTCGGACAGCGCAGGAATGCGTGAGTAGTAATAAAGTTCTGCCGTGTACGTCCCGTCAGGTGTGGGGTAGACCTCAATCTCGCCAGCAGTGATCGCATAGTAATGCGGTTTGCCTGTCGTATCTGCATTGCGATAGCGACGATCCACCATCTCGCTTTGGCTAATCAATTCTAGCGGTGAGCTGTCATTTGAGGTAATATAAAAGCGTATTGCCTCAAGAAAGTCAGCAGGGATTGCGCTGTACTGCGTGTCTAGCTCAGCCGTGCTGCGCTTTTCCTGACGCCAATGCTTTACGCGGCGCTGCATGTCAGCTTCAGCCAACGTGATAAAATCAGGAATAGCAGACGTTAAATCATCGCGGTTCAAAAAATCCGCGATGCTCGTCTTTAGTTCTGCGTATGTTGTAAGTGCCATTTAGCAGTCCCATGCTTTGCGCGACCAATAGTTGGCGCTTAGTTTACTTGTTTTGCCTTTAATCCCGCCAGAGCGTGCGCAATAAGATTTCTTGCGGGCAGGTTGGTCTTTCTTAATGCTCATCTTTGGATCGCCAAAGTTAATCTTTTTAACCTGATCGCCCTCAACAGCAAGCACCTCAAACTTCTTAGGTCCACCACGGCGCGGCTTGTTTATCGCCGTAAAGCCGTGGCGCTTCTTGGCTGCGTCGATTTTCTCTGCGCGGGTGCGTGACATTAATCAAACCTTGTTATTGGCATTGTTTGATGCAGCCTTTGGATGCTTAACGGCCCAAGTGGAATATTGGGAACAGCAGTCTTGCCGCCCATCATTTGGATGCCACTCATAACCTCACGCGCAAAGTCTACGCCAAAAACACTTTGCAGCATGTCTGGTGTGATCTGCTCCCTCATTATAGCTTGACGCGCCGCAACTATTTGATCTGCGTATGGAAGATCACTAACACTTGTGGGTTGCGTTGAAGATGGCGCGGGTCCAGACTGACTTGTAGGCTGTGTGCTCATATTAGGAGCAAACTCTGGGAAGCTCAAATTAATTGGGCGATACGCGCTAGGGTTGCGCGTCGAAGGCACAACCATTGGATCATATTTAGAGTTTACGTTTGGAGCGACCCCTGCAGTTGGGGCTACCATTCCTGCAGGAATTGCTGGCGCTTGGCTTGAAGCACCACCTCTACGACCACCGCGTGTTGCTGGCCCCATGCCCAAGCCCGCCATAGGGTTAGCTTGAGGCATAACCTGATCGTACGTTGACATCGGCTGGTTTGGCATAACTGGAGACATAGCCGTTGCAGGCATGGGCGGTCCTGCAGGCGCAACACGTGGACCGCGCTGTCCACCACGTGTTGTTGGGCCACCGCTTAACATAGGTGCCGCAGGAACACTGCGCTTAACAACAGAAGGTGTAGCTGCTGCACGACTGGCAGCCGCAGCTTGCTCTTCTTTTGTGCCAATTGCGTCCATGTCAAGCAAACCACGCGCACGGCGTCTTTCCTGCAAACGTCTGCGGCGCTCTGGGTCTTCAGAGCCATACGGGGTAGCAATCATGTTGGCTATCTCAGAGAAGATGCCGTTACCCTTAAATTCGCTACCCATTTGACCGCGACCACCGCCGTCAATCATATCCATGAAATCCAGAAATTTAGCACGGTCTGCCATTACTTTTTCCTCTTTTTACTCTTGCTGAGCTTTTTCAAGTCTGCAGCAGTAATTTTCTTGCGTGGTGGAGCGACCGCAGCCAACTTCTTTTGCTTTGGGCTATACTTAGAATACGGCATTACGACTTCACCTGCTTTTCCCATTCATAACATTTAACTTGCGTGATTGTATACGTTGGATATTTCACCTGCAAAGAGGGAACCCCGTTCTGCATAAAATCCGCAATGCATTCATTCTCATCAGCATACGCAGGGCCACCGACTGCAAAGCAGTAATTCTGGGCGCACAAGAGAACAAACGCAGTAAACATCACATTACTTCTTCACTTTCTTCTTAGCTGTCTTAGCTGCTTTCTTAAACGCTTTAGCTGTTGGCGCACCTTTTGCACCAGCTTTGCGCATCTTTTCGCCAGAGCCTGCAGCAATTCTTTTACGCTTTCGGTGAATGTTTGCATAAAGACCCTTCGCCATTACTTCTTCGCCTTAGCCATGCATTTACCCTTACGTTTACACGCTGCAGGTGTTGGACAACCTTTGCATGGCTTAAAACCAGCTTTGCTTCCCATTTTCTTTCCATACGCCATAGCTAACTCCTTTTGCTGCAAATCTAACACATTACGCTATTCCACGCAAATTCCGTTTTATTTCGCCCCTCCAAGAGCTAAACGAGCCAGATAACGCAGTTGCAGCATCGCTCGCCATCGTCAGGCACAGCGCATCTGCAAGGTCAGGTGAGGCCAAGCCACGCTTGCGCATTTCATCCTTACTCTCAGCTTTCATCTTGCCTGAACTGGTAAAGCTATAGCGAATGCTAGTTAGCTCTGCGACAAGCTGGTCATTCTTCGGCAGCTTACAAGAGCGATCCTCTAGCCAGCCCTTAGTCTTAAACCAAAGCTCACTTCTTAGATTAAGGTAAGTATCGCCCATGCTTGGCGCTTCAGCTACGTTCACGCCGCGCACAGGCAGGCCAATCTCACGCAGGCGGTCCACCACACCTGAGCCTACGCCAATACTATCGACAAGTATCTGAGTGGGCTGTCTGCTGGGCGGCAACGCCTCATACTCAGCAACAACACGACCAACAGTCTGCATCAAATCCAGCCCAGACCAAGCTCTAAGCTCAGTCACAATTGGACCCTGACGCTTACACAGCGCAGTCTTATCGGCTCCAAAGCGAGCCACATCCAAACCCCAGACCGACTTGGTATCCTCATCAATCTGCACATCGCGGTGCGTGGCATTCTCCACAAGATGAAACGGGATAATCGTGTCATCATCCGCAAGAGGAAACTCACCCAGAACACGAATACGAAACGCATTGCTTTCCTCACCATAGCGCAGGCGCATCTCATCAACGAACTCATCGCTAACTAAGGGACTATCCACGCAAGACCAACGGCGGGTCCACCAGCTATCTGCCATGCGCGTCTGGCTTTCAAAAAACGTACCACTACTTCGCGTAGGGTTGCTGAGCATAATTGTAGTCGCGTTATGGCCTGACATAGACCCAGCCGCAGCCTCAAATACCTGCTCAGGCACACCAGAGGCTTCGTCCACAACGAGCATAACATGCTCTGAGTGTACACCAGCCAAGGCTTCAGGCGTTTCCGCACGTGACGTTCTAGCAGATATAAACATCTCTGCAGGCGCACTGGTATGCTCCACACGGTCAGACTTGGTATTCAGTATGCTCTGCAAGCCCTCTGGAAGCTCGTTTATCCAGCGCTTTAGCTCTGCAAACAAGGCATCAAAAAGCTGACTAGAAGTTGGCGCAGTTACAACAACTTTATTTGGGTAATGCATCAAAAAATACCATAGCATTGCCCACGATGCTGCTGTAGACTTACCAGTACCATGACCAGACCGAATGCTAATCTTGCGTTCGCCAGACGCAATCGCTTCCAGAAATTCCGCCTGATACGGCAATGGCTCCACGCCAAGCACTTCCTGCACAAATAAAGCAGGCTTCTTGATATAACGCTGCACAAACTCAATCATCGTGGTTTCTGCGAGGTTATTCATGCTCTATTACCTTAGTCTTACGCAGCGCGTCTAAGTGAAAATCACCGATATTAATGTTGATTTGCTGCTGGTTCTTACTGCCGTATCGCTCCTGATTATACGACTGTGCTGCGAGGTTCCGCTGCCCGATAATCATTTTACCCAACCCCAAGTCAACTTGGCTTAGATTGGCTTCACTCGCGTCTCGAGTGCTATTCTCATCCAGCGCCTCAAATATCTCTCTCTGACGGCGCTCAGTCATATCTTCCAGCAACTCAAA